GATGTAATACAAAATTCCAATATACTAAAAAACTATATGAATTATTTAAACTTCAATATAAAAGTAAAGCAAAATTAAAATATATTGAATGTTATAATCTTTTAAAGCTAAGAACCTATTAAAATGAATATTGAAGATTATTTATACTATGTTAATTATAGAAATAATCTAACTCAATTTATAATACAGAACTGCAGCTATACACAAAACAAAAAAAAGCAGAATAGAACCAATTTAAATGAAAGAGAGTTACTTGGATTGCTTAAAGAATTAAACGAAATAAACTTATACATTAAATTAATAGAAAAATAAACGTTATATAACTATGATAGTAGACATTAATAAAGTTAAATACAATCCAGAAAACCCAAGAATAATAAAAGATTATAAATTTAAAAAACTTGTTAAAAGTATTAAGGAATTTCCTGAGATGTTAAAATTAAGACCTATTGTTGTGGATGAAAATATGATTGTTCTTGGTGGAAATATGAGATTAAAAGCCTGCCACGAAGCAGGCTTCACAACTGTTCATATTTTAAAAGCAGAGAATTGGAGTGATAAACAAAAACAAGAATTTATTATAAAAGACAATGTAGGATTTGGAGAATGGGATTGGGATATTCTTGCAAACGCTTGGGACACTAAAGAATTAGACGATTGGGGTTTAGAGGTTTGGGATACTAAAGATATTGATTTAGATGAATTTTTTATTGATGATACAACAGACAAAGAAGAAATAAATAAAATAATATTAGAATATAATAAAAAAGATTATGATTTTGTTTTAGAACAATTAAATAAAAAAGAGGGAAGCAAAGAAGATATAGTACTAAATTTATTAAAATAATTAATGCAAGTTTATATATGCATTCGAGGACCAATATCGCCTTTATGGAAAACACTAATGAAAATATACTTAGCAGGGGGGGTAACGGGTAATATTAAAAACTATTGGAAAGAGTCAATGAAAGTATATTTAGCAGGTGGCAACTCGGGGTATAAATGGGCAGGCGATTACAATGATTTAATTCAAAATAATAAACCTTTAATTCTTGAAAGTTATTTTTATTTAAAAAGTTACGATGAATGGATTTTAAATCTTAGACCTTTTTTTAAAGATTTTTTACTTGACTCAGGAGCGTTTACATATTTAAATGGTTTAAAAGAATCTCCTGATTGGGATAGATATATTGAAAATTATGCTGATTTTATTAATAAACATAAAATTGATTTATTTATTGAATTAGATATTGATAGTGTTGTAGGAATTAAAGAGGTTGAAAGATTAAGAAATAAATTAGAAACATTAACTAATAAAAAAAGTATTCCTGTATGGCATAAAAGCAGAGGATTAGAATATTGGAAAAAAATGGTTAAAGATTATGATTATGTTTCTATTGGAGGAATTGTAACTAAAGAAATAAAACAAAGCGAATACGATATATTCACTATCTTATTAAGAATAGCAAGAGAAAATAATTGTAAAGTACACGGATTAGGTTTTACTAATTTTAAGGGATTACAAAAATATAAATTTTATTCAGTTGATTCTACTGCTTGGGTTTATGGCAATAGAGGAGGGTTTTTATATTTATTTAAAAATAATACTTTAACAAAAATAGAGCCAAAAGGAAAAAGATTAAAAGCCAGAAAAGGTGCTTTACATAATTTTACAGAATGGTTAAAGTTTAGCAAATATGCAGAAAACAATTTATAAATAAAAAATATGAAAAAAGCAATAGTACTACTATCAGGGGGGCAGGATTCTACAACTTGTTTATATTGGGCGAATCAAAAATTTGATTATGTAGAGGCGTTAGGTTTTGACTACGGGCAAAGCCATAAACAAGAATTAACACAAGCTAAAAAAATAGCTGAACGATTAAAAATAAATTATAAAGTTTTTAATATAAAAGGATTATTAGCATCGTCATCATTAACCGAACATACAGACCATAGTCAAAAAAGTTATATTGACAATGAATTACCCGCAAGTTTTACATCAGGAAGAAATATATTATTTTTAACTATTGCTTCAAGTTATGGAGCAGAGCAAGGAATAAACGATTTAGTAACTGGAGTTTGTCAAACTGATTATAGCGGTTATCCTGATTGTAGAAAAACAACAATAGACTCATTACAAACCACTTTATCTTTAGGTTTAGGAGCAGGAGATTATAGAATACATACACCTTTAATGTATTTAAATAAAGCAGAGACTTGGAGAATGGCTAAAGATTTAAATTGCTTAGACATAATCATTAACGACACTCTTACAGATTACAATGGTGATATGACTAAAAACGAATGGGGTTTTGGAAATAAAGATAATCCTGCAACTGAGCTTAGAGTAAAAGGATATTACGAAGCTAAAGAAAAAGGTTGGATATGAAAATAGAAAAGAAATATTATTTTTATGCAGGACATAGAAATAAAAAAGCAGGAGAAAAATGTTCAAGACTACACGGACATACCTACGATGTGAAATGTATCTTTAAATTTACACAAATGAAAGATGGAGTTACAATGTTATTTAGTGATATAGATAATTTCGTAGAACCTATAATAAAATACTATGACCATTATTTTTTACTATGGGATAAAGATTCTCTTTGTGATATATTAGATTTACATAATGAACCATACCGAAAATTAAATTTTGAGACATCAGCAGAGAATATGGCAATATGGTTATTTACAAGAATAAAGAATGAAACTAAACTCCCAATAATTAGAATTGAATTAGCTGAAACAAAATCAAGTACTATTATATATGAACCAGAAGTTAGCAATTAGTGAAGTCTTTTACTCTATCCAAGGAGAGGGAAAGACTGTAGGAATACCAAGTGTGTTTGTAAGGCTCGGTGCTTGTAATTTAATGTGTGGTGGAATGGGAACTCAATTTGATGGTGAGTTACATAATGACGCAGAGTGGAGATGTGATACGGTAGAAGTTTGGATGAATGCTCAATCAATGGAAATAGATAAAATATTACCAGAAGATTGTAGACAAGCTATTAGAAAAGGTGCTCATATTATTTTAACAGGAGGAGAACCTATGATGCAGCAGAAAGGGTTAGAAAGTTTTATGAAATATGTTTACGATAATTTAAAACATAATGCTTTTTTTGAAGTTGAAACAAATGGAACAATAATGCCAAATGAATATTTATTGCTTAATATTAATTTATGGAATTGTAGTCCTAAATTATTAAATAGTGGAAACGATAGATCACAAGCTTTCAAAAGCGAAGTGATCAAAGTTCTTAATAATGTTAATGCTATTTTTAAATTTGTGATAAATAAAAACAAAGAGTGGGAAGAAATCAAAGAATTGTATTTGCCAATAGTAGAGAGACAAAAAATCTATTTAATGCCTGCAGGAGAAAATCAAAAGCTATTAAATGAAAATAAATTAAGAGTAGTTGAAATGGCAAAAGATAATTATTTAAATTTTACTACAAGATTACATATAGAAATTTGGAATAAAAAAACAGGAGTATGAATAAAACTTATATAACGTGGGAAGTAGTATATGATAGATTAAATATTATTTTAAAAAATGCACATCCAGATACTAAATTTTATGGAGTTCCACGTGGTGGACAGATAGTAGCAGGAATGACAGGTAGAGCAGTAGATAAGATTGAAGATGCTGATATAATTATTGATGACTTAATTGATAGTGGAGCAACAGAAGAAAGATATAAAAAATATAATAAACCTTTTGTCGCTTTAATAGATAAACGTATTGAATTAAAAAACCAATGGCTTGTATTTCCGTGGGAGATTAAAGACAAAGATACTGAGGAAACTGTTGAAGATAACATCACAAGACTATTACAATACTTTGGAGAGGATGTAAATAGAGAAGGATTAAAAGATACACCAAAAAGATATATTAAATTCTTTGATGAGTTTTTAAATCCTCCTAAATGGAAGTGTACTACATTTGAGGGAGAGGGATACGATGAAATGATAATACAAAAGAACATTCCTTTTTATTCTTTATGTGAACATCATATAGCACCATTCTTTGGAGAGGGTCATATTGCATATATACCAGACAAAAAAATAATAGGATTAAGTAAACTTGCAAGAACCCTTGAAACATATTCCAGAAGATTACAAAATCAAGAAAGAATCACCACTCAAGTTGCTGAGTTTCTTTGGAATGAATTACAACCAAGAGGAGTAGCTGTTTCGCTTACTGCAAAACATCTATGTATGGAGATGAGAGGAGTAAAAAAACAAAACACTTGGACCACTACAAATAAACTGTTAGGATTCTTTAAAGATATTCCTGAAGCACGAACTGAATTTTTTAATTCAATAACTATGAAAACAAATTAATTATGAACAAAACCGAACACCATAAAAAAGCATTACTCAAAGCACTTGAAAAAGGTTTAGGAGTCGTTACTGGAGCCTGTGAGAAAACAGGCGTAGGAAGAACTACTTACTATGAATGGTATAATAACGATAAAGACTTTAAAAGTAAAGTAGATGATTTACAAAATGTAGCTTTAGATTTTGCTGAAAGTCAACTACATAAACAGATAGCAAAACAATCAACTGCAGCTACTATTTTTTATTTAAAAACTAAAGGAAAGAAAAGAGGATATATAGAACGTCAAGAAATCACAGGAGCAGATGGAGTGCCTACTAATTTTAAAATTGAGATAATTGACAAAACCGAAGATGTCCGAACTCCCGATACAAACTAATATTGTTTACAAACATTTAGTTAAAAGTAATAAAAAAATTGTAGTTGAACAAGGAGGAACTCGTTCAGGTAAAACATACAATATACTTTTATTTATAATATTTCATTATTGTTCTAATAATACAAATAAGATAATTACTATTTGTCGCAAGACTTTCCCAAGTCTGCGAGCAACTGTACTAAGAGACTTTTTACAAATATTAAATGAGCATCAAATATATAGAGAAGACGCTCATAATAAATCAAGTAGTGAATATATCTTATATGATAATTTAATTGAGTTTACATCCTTAGACCAATCACAAAAGATTAGAGGAAGGAAAAGGGATTTGCTTTTTATTAACGAAGCTAACGAACTCTACTGGGACGATTGGCAGCAGCTTATATTTAGAACACAGGAAAGAGTAATATTAGATTTCAATCCTTCAGATGAATACCATTGGATATATGATAAGATATTACCAAGAGAAGATTGCGAGTTTTATAAAACAACTTACTTAGACAATCCTTTTATAGAAGATGTAATAAGAGAAGAAATTGAAAGACTAAAAGAAACAGACGACCAGTATTGGCAGATTTATGGATTAGGAGAAAGGGCATCAAGTATCAATACAATATTTAAATATATTGAAATAAAACAAATACCAGAAGATGCTAAGTTTGTTTCTTATGGGGCAGACGCAGGATTTACGAATGATCCCTCAACCTTAATGAGCGTTTATATTAAAGATTATAATTTATATATAAAAGAGCATCTTTATAGAACAATGATGACAACACTTGATATACATAATACGTTTAAAGAAAATGGAATCCAAAGACAACAAATTTATTTCGATTCTGCTGAACCTCGTTTAATTGCTGAACTTAGAAGAATGGGTTGGAATATTTTTCCAAGTTTAAAAGGACCCGATTCTGTTAATGCAGGAATTGATTTACTTAAAAGATATAAAATTCATATTACATCTGATTCAACAAATACAATACAAGAGTTTAGGAATTATAAATGGCAGGAAGATAGAAGTGGAAAGACCATAAATAAACCGATTCAAAAATTTGACCACTGTATCGATGCTATTAGATACGCCACTTACTCTATTTTAAGTCGTCCTAACTTCGGTAGATATGCTATTCAATAAGATTTATTTAAAAATATTAGTATAATTAATATATATTTTATATATTTACAGTATGGAAAATCTAACAAACAAAACAGATGCCCAACTATTAGGAGTAATAGAAGGCAATTTAGTTAGTGTATTAAACTATGTAGATATGCCTGACTATCAAAAAAATTGGGTTAAACAAGCATTACAGGCATCTCGACAAATAAATTATAATAGATAATGGGAACATCAAAAGATATTTTACTAAATGAAATAGATGAGCTAAAAATACAATTAGCAGCAGCTAAAAAACATCATTACGTTTATGATACTCATTCATTACATTGTTCCGATGGTGAACTTTATATGTATCATAACGGATTTGAAGATGAGGAGAAGTGCCTTGTAATCAACGTAGAGCAGCTTTTTAAAGACTTACCCTTCATTGTGAGCCAAGTAACTAAAGAGAATGCAAAGATGCAGGAGATGTACTTAAACAGCCTTAAAGAGACATTAAAAGAATTATAATGGAATTAGTATCAAATTGTTGTGGAGCAGAACCATATTTAAATAATTGGGAAACTTTTAGATGTTCAGATTGTAAAGAACATTGTGATTTTATAGATATTGATTAATTTAAATTAAAGAATTATGAGACCAATGAGAGAAATAGGCAGATTAATAATTGCATTTTTTAATCCACCACCTTCTGGTAATTTTTGGATAAGAATAGATAAAAAAATGAAAACGCAAGAAGATAAAAATAATTTAATATATTCAACTATTGAATTATTAAATTTAGAAATTGAGGTAGATGATAAGCAAAATACAAAATACTAAAGACCTTTCATTTTATAATAATGCTATTTTATTAGTTGAGTTATTAAATAAAAAAGTTAATGACAATATAGATGACAAAGAGCTTATTGAAATGCAATCTTGCTTAATAGATATTTGTTTTTATGTAAATAATTTACAAACTCATTTAGCTAATATCAAAATACAAAATAGCAAGTTAAGGGAATTAAGAAATGATGCTTTATTAAGAGCAGATGAATTAACTGAAGAAATTGAATGGATAGAAAAAAATCAAGTATGATAAAATTAGATAAGTATAAACAGAACCTTGCCGTACAAGGAAACAAAGTATGGAGTTATTCAACTCACGTTGCCACGATAGAAGGCAACGAGTTGCACCAATTAGGATGGTGGTCAATGACTACTCAGAAACATATTAATTATGTAGCTAAGGAATATGGTCTTACATTAATAAAATAACCATTTTATTTATAATCAATATAAATAAAGAATTAATTAGTTGGTTTAATATATATTTTGTATATTTAAAGTATATTAATAATTAAGTTAATATAAAATAACAAACAAATGGAAAAATTAAAATTAAATAGAAGTAAAGATTACGACAGAAATTTAGAAACTTTTGGAGATGATGGTTCAAATTGTTTTATCTGTGGAAGAAAAACTAATGAAAAACATTTTATTCATTATACTACTGATGGAGATTTAGTTCCATATAACGCAGAAGTTGAAAACTCTCAAGGAGTTTTTCCAATAGGTCCAATGTGTAAAAATAAATTACCAAAAGAATTTATAGGATAATAACAACGGGGGTGTAAAAACCCCCTTTTAAATTTTAACAAATGACAGAAATAGATTATATTAAAAGAGATATTAAAGCTCTTAAAAGAGATATTAAAGCTCTTAAAAAGCATTTAAAGAATTGTATAACAAATAATACAATGTACTTAATACCTGTTCTTAAAAATCAATTAGAAAGATTAGAACAAACAAAGTTTAATTTAGAAGTAGAACAATATAAAGATTTTTTCTAATGTTAGATTTAAATACAAAATATAAAAAAGTAAAGGTTAAAAAAAATTTTTTAATTATACATTATCATATTAATAATTTATTAGGAAACACCGATGCTATAGGACAACAAAAAGGTAAAATAGCAATAAATTTAATAAACATAGAATCTTTAGAAAAAGAAATCTTAATTGAGAAAAAAAACAAAAATAGTAATAAAAATAAAATTACTAAAACTCGAACCTTAATTAGAAAAATTAGAATAGAAAATGCTTGGTATCAAGATTGGATAAGAGAACTACAAGATGAATGTAAAGAGATAAAAAATATATTAAAAAAACTATAATGATTAATAAATTCTTAAATCAAAATCCAAATAATTGGAAGTGGCTAATCAGCTTCTATGCTGTAGCCACTTTATTAATAATCTTGTTAACTATAAAAATATAATTATGGAAATGTATAATTTAGAAAATCCTGCATACTTAGAAGCTAAAGGATTAAGTAAAGTTTGGAAAGCTTATTACAAAAACTGTCCAAGAGAAGATATAATGTCAATAGGGTTTAATGAAAATAGTGGATATGTTTATATAGCTTTAGAAAGTGGTATTTCTATTGCATCTGCCTTTGGTCAGTCAGTTGATTATTTAGTAACTGATATGGATGATGGAGAGGAGTTTTTTTATGACACTATTGAAGAAGCAGAAAATAAATTAAATAAATTAAATGTATAAAATATGAAAAATTCAAAAGAATACGACCAATTATATGCTTTAAAAAATAAAGAGTCTATAAAAGAAAGAAGGAAAAAGGATTATATAGAAAAAAAATTCTATATTTTAAAGCAACAAAGAGAATATTATCAACTTAATAAAGAAAAGAAATTAGAAAAGGCAAGAGAATATTATCAAAAAAATAAAGTAGAAATTTATAAAAAAGAAAAATTAAGAAAACAAAATGGATAATTACTGGTTATATACTACACCTCCTTGGGATGAGCCACAGCACGAATGTGACGAGTGTGGTAAACCAATACACAAGACAGGACACTGCTCTTATAATTGTTGGGAAGCAAGTCAACTTTAAAATACTTTTTGTTTGTTTGAATCAGGTGCTTAGAAATAAGCACCTTTTTTTTTGCAATAAAATCAGAATTTAAATACGTTATATAGGTATGGAAGTTAAATTAAATATACCTACAAAATTAAGTGAAATTACTTTAAAACAGTATAAAAAATTCTTAATAATACACGAAGAAAATACAGATGTTAATTTCATACAGGCTAAGATGATAGAAATATTCTGTGGTATTAGTCATAAACTTGCAACGTTAATGAAATACTCAGACGTTGAAGAAATTACAGGAAACATTAATAAATTGTTTTTATCTAAACCTCAATTAATTACAACCTTTAAAATTAAAGAAAAGGAATATGGGTTCATCCCTCAGTTAGATGATATGACTTTAGGGGAATATATTGACTTAGATTCCTTCACAGGTGAATATAAAAATATAGAGGTTGCTATGAATGTATTGTATAGACCTATTGAAGCAAAATTAAATGGCAAATATTCAATTAATAAATACGACCCTGAAACTAAAAATGATATGTTAGAGATGCCAATGGATGCTGTTATTAGTTCTTTGTTTTTTTTTCTGAATTTAGGAATAGAGTTGTCTCAAATTACCCTGAACTCTTTGGCGAAACCACAAATAACACAGTTGGAGGAGTACAAGCATTTTCAGCAAAATATGGCTGGTATCAATCAGTTTTTGCCTTATCTCAGGGAGACATTATCAGATTTAAAGATATCACTCAACTAAAATTTCACGAATGTTTTTTAATGCTATCATTTATGAAAGACAAAAACGAGTTAGAAGCACAACAAATAAAAAAGAATTTTAAATGAGTCAACAAGGATCAAGAGCATTTTATCAAGTTACAGAAACATTAAAAGCACAATTACTTACTGATGTTAATGTAAACACAGTAACCACAGGAGATATAACAGATGTGGATTTACAAAAACAAACCATCTTTCCATTATCTCATATCATAGTTAATACTGTTAGTCAAGAAGATGGTGTTTTAAGATTTAATGTATCTGTATTAGCTATGGATATTGTTCATCAATCTAACACAGAGACACAAGATATTTTTGAAGGCAATAACGATTTACAGGATATTTTAAATACACAGTTAGAGGTGCTTAATAAACTAACTCAAGTATTAAGAAAAGGCACACTTCATACTGATGCATACCAATTAGATGGTAATGCAAGTATAGAACCTTTCTATGATAGATTTGAAAACGAATTAGCAGGGTGGACTGCTACAATGGATGTATTAATTTATAATGATATAAGTATTTGCTAATGAATCTAAAAGAATTAAATAAAATGTTTAACGACTTTGGTAGATATATGGTTAATGAATCCAGAGCAAATCTTAAAAAAGATAAAAAAGGTGGAGGACCATTATCTGAATCAATAAAATATAAAATAAATAATAAGAATGGTAAGTTTGAGTTTTATTTTGAAATGCAAGAATATGGAGAGTTTCAAGACAAAGGAGTAAAAGGAGCAGACCCTTCAAATATTTCACCTAATGCAAAAATAACAGGACAACAAGCACCAAGGTCTCCTTATAAATTTGGCTCAGGTACTTATAGTGGGTCGTGGAAAAAATTTGTTAGAAGCATAGCAGCTTGGGCACAAATGAAGCACGTTAGATTTAGAGATAAAAAAGGAAGATATGCAAAAGGCAACTATCAATCACTTGGATATGTAATAGCAAGTAATATTTATAATAGAGGTTTAAAACCTTCTTTCTTTTATACTAAACCTTTTAATAAAGCATTTGAAGGTTTACCTGATGACCTTTTTGAATCATTTGCAATAGATATAGAACACGGATTAATAGAACAAACAAACAAAAAATAATGGCAGGAATACTCTTAAGAAGTCCAGTTTATAAAACAGTTACAGCAGGTGCAGGAACCTTTTCAACTAAATGTACTATCACAATAGATGGAACATTAAGATATACCCTTGTTAAATCAACTTCAGCAGGAGCTACAATACTCTGGGAGATTGCAGAATTATGTAGAGATTATATAGAAACTGACCCTATGTTAAGACCTGTGGGAACAGATATTCCAATAATTACAGTTGTAAGCTCTCACGTAGCTACAGATGGAAGTGGTGCATCAGTTGCTACTACTACTTTCACAGATGTAGGATATGATGGATATGGAACTTTTTTAGAAGGAGCGAGTCCATCTGTCTCAGCAGATGGCACAGCTCCTCCGGGATGGTTAGTATCTGGCAAGTCCCCAAATGAAGGAACTGATAATTATTTCTATTCATATGTGCCTACTGGCGCAACAGGGTGGATTCCATACATACACGCAACAAGTGATGAACTACAGTATCAGCAATACACAGCTTCTAATGACGAAAGTACTCCGATAGCATTAACAGGTTCATTCGATATGAATTTTATACGAATTGATTGTACCAAATACGGAGCAGGAAACAGAATATTATTCACAAATAAATTTGGAGCGATACAAGAAATATGGTTCTTTTTAAAAGAAGTTAATGCAACTTCAAGAAAACAAAAAACATTTGAAAGAAATATTATAAGTCCTACAGGAACTTACAGTACAATAGAACACACTAAACAAGTTTTTAATACAACTGCTAATAATACACTAACATTAAGCTCTGGATTTTATCCTGAATGGGCAAATGAATGGTTTGAACAGCTAATGCTTTCCGAGTCTGTATGGCTTTCAAATTCAGCTATTAATGTAAACCCCGTCACAGCAGACTTAACGCCTTTAAACGTTAAGAAAAGCCGTATGACACGCAAGACATCCCTAAACAATAGACTCATTGAATATAAATTTGACTTTGAAATGTCTTATGATTATATAAATAATGTTAGATAATGCAAAAACTTCAGTTATATATTGCTACAGAAAGAATTGATTTATTTAAAGATGAGCAAGTTTCTATAAGTTTATCTCAGCAAGATGTAAAAGACCCAAAAAAGATATTTACAGAGTTCACCAAAACCTTTACAATTCCTGCAAGTGCTACAAATAATAAAATATTTGACCATTATTATAATTATGATATAATAAACGGCTTTGATGCCAGAGATAAAGTAGAAGCATCAATAGAATTAAATAACATTCCTTATAAAGATGGCTTTATTGCTTTAAATGGAGTTCAGTTAAAACAGAATAAACCTTATTCTTATAAGATTACTTTCTATGGTAAGACAATTAATCTTACTAAAACATTTGGTGAAGACGATTTAACTGTATTAAGTGGAGAATTAGATGCTGCTTATGGATTAGATTATACTTATACTAATGTTCAAACTAAATTACAAGGAGCTGTAGGTGATGTTATTATTGCTCCTTTAATTACACATACTGACCAACTTTACTATAATTCAAATTTAACAGGAACAGATGGAAATTTATATTATAGCATTGGAGCTTATCAAGGAGTAATGTGGGATCAATTAAAATTTGCTATTAAAATAGATACAATAGTTTCAGCTATTGCTACTCATTATTCATTAACTTTTTCAGATGATTTTTTTAGCAACGCTACTAATTATCAATTCAATACTCTTTATTTATGGATGCATAGAAAAAAAGGTAAGGTAGAACCAACTCAACAGATTGCAAATTACTCAACTCAAGTTGATGGATTTTCTTTAACTTCCTCCTCTGGTAATTCTGGTGCTACAATAATGTCAGGCACCACGACCTTAGAAATACAACCAGGTTCTGATGACTTAATACAAAATGACTTAGAACTTGATGTAAATGCTTCTTATACTACGATTCCTTATAGTGTTCGTTTATATCAAAACGGCTCGTTGTGGTGGACTTCAACTGAGGTGGCAAACGACAGAACTTTAGATAATTCAGATTTTGGATATCTGCCCGTAGGTCTTTATTATGTAGAAATCGTTACAGCAACAGCTATGACCTTTGACAATATAATGTGGAGTATAGCAGGTGACCCTCAATTGCCTGATAACGAATACGGATGGACTGCAGTATATGAATCAGGGTCATTCGATGCTACAACTATATTTGAGTTTTTACCCTCTGCTCAATTACCTACAATTAAGGTAATTGACTTTATGAATGGCTTGTTTTCTATGTTCAATCTAACTGCTTTTTATGACAATCAAAAACTATTAGTAAATGGAAGCGTAAATCCAGATTATGGTAATATAAAAATTCAAACTTTAGATTCCTTTTATGCTAATAATTTTAATACGTGGGATATTTCAGAATATATTGCAATAGATACAAGCGAAGTAAATGTAGGATTACCATACAATGAAATTTCTTTTGGATATGAAGGCGTTGAAACTTTACTTGCTCAGACTTTTTCACAGGAACAAAGTATGGCGTGGGGATCAATAAAATATTCAGGAGGCACAAGATTAACAGGTCCAAACACTTCTTATACAATTAGTTTACCTTTTGAACATATGCAGTATGAAAGGTTAGTAAACCAATTCAATAATGGAACTACAACTATTCAGTATGGTAGATTTGTAGATGATAATTTCGATTCTTATTTAGGTAAACCTTTAATCTTTTATCCTGTTAAACAAACAAGTGGTACAGCAATATCATTTTTAACAACTGCTACCTCTCACGTTTCTTTAGTTGATTATATCATTCCATCAAATACCAGAGCGATAGTAGTGACGACTACTGACAGCATTAATTTCAATGATGACGTAAACGAATATACAGGAGCATCTGGGTTTACTGGAACGTTATTTAATAATTATTACAGCACCTATATAACTGATGTCTTCAACACAAAAAGAAGAATCACAAGAATATCCGCTTTTTTACCCTTAAAGATTGTATATAAATTACAAATGAATGATGTAATAACTATCAACAATCAAAACTATAATATAAATAGTGCAAACATAAACCTGATTACAGGCAAAACTAAATTAGAATTATTAAACAAAGTATGATTAAAGAAATAATAAGTTTATTAAAATATAGTAATAAAGAAACCGAAAATATCAGAATTGCAACAGGTAAAAATAAACTTGCTACAACTTGGAGCGAAGCATTTAAACAAATTAAAGACATATTATAATGGCAATAACAAAAGTAATAGTAATAAGCGCAGAAACTCAAAAAGCACAAAAAGCTTTGAAGGAAGTCAATATGACGCTTGAACAACAAGAAGATTTATTAAAAGATATTCAGCGTCAAATAGAAAAACTTGAAGACCTAAGGGATAAAACAAGCAGCAAAGATTTAAATAAAATCAAGAAATACAATGATGAGATTGCTATACAAAATAAAAACCTTAAAAGAACAAAAACAAGGATTCAAGAAAACAAACAAGCAAGAACCAAAGAGACAAAAGCAATAAAAGAATCTGTAAAAGAGCAAAGAGAATACACTGGAGTATTAGGATTAATTGACAAGATGACTGGTGGTGCTGTTTCTGCTTTTCAACGTTTTACCCAAGGTATTGGTAGTGCTACAAAAGGAATGAAACTCTTAAGAATAGCGTGGATAGCAACAGGTATCGGTGCTTTTGTTGTTGTAATAACATCTTTAATAGCTGCATTCACACAAAGCGAGGAGGGTCAGGAAAAACTACAACGAGGTCTTAAAATGATGGGAGCAGTTGTTAAACAGATAATAGATACTTATGCCAAGTTTGGCAAAGCAATTATAGACGCTTTTAGTAATCCAATGGAATCTCTTAAAAGTTTAGGTAAAGGAATAAAGAATTTTCTTTTAAATCCTTTTAAATCTATCAAGGAAGCAGTAATAGGTGCAAAAGAAGGTATAAAAGATTTTATAAAAGAAACAGTTGAAGAAGTTAATGTAATCGGCAAAGTTACTGCTGCAAGACAAAAAGCACACCGTCTTGAAAGAGCTTTAATAGTTGAAAGAGCAGAGGCAAATCAAAAAATAAATAAAATCCGTTTAGATGCAGAAGATAGAGAAAATAAAACTTCAACTGAGCGAGTTAAATTATTAAAAGAAGCGCAACAAATTGAAGAAGAAATTACTAACAAACAAATCAAAGCAAAAAAACTTTTAGTAGATGCCCAAAAATTAGAAATGGCGCAAGGCTTAAATAATATTGCTACGAAAGATAATCTTGCAAAACTCGAAGCTGAATTAATAAACTTAACTACACAAAAACATAGAAGTCAAAGATTACTTCAAACACAAATTACAACAGCAGCAAGAGAAGAAATCACACAGCTTAAAGCAGTACAAACATTTAAGGACGGGATGATTCTTAAAGATGAAGACAATAGGTATCAAGCTATTGAAAAACAAAAAGCAGATAGATTAATTGAATTGGAAGAATTATTAGTTAGTGAAACAGAAAAACAACAGCTTAAATTAGATATTGAACAAAATTTTAAAGACCAAAAGAAAATTATTGATGACGAGGCAAAAATATTAGAGGAGGAGGAGAAAGCTGCATTATTAGAAAAAGTTAATGAAGATGAAATCTTAAAATTAGAAAAACAAAAAGAAAAAGACTTAGCAGAACTTGAAAGATTAAAAGGTACTGAAGAAGAAAAGAATAAAATAATAGCATTTTATGCTAAAAAAATTAAGAAGGTAGAAGATAAAGAGGCTAAAGAAAAAAAAGAAAGAGACGAAGCAGTTGGGAAAGCGAAAATAGCTATTGCTATGAGGTCAATGGCACTTATTGGTGAGATTGCAGGCAAAGGAAGTGCAATAGGAAAAGCAATGGCAGTAGGACAGGCTACAATTTCAGGAATTGAAGGCGTACAAAATGCTTTTACTACTGCTAACAAAAGTCCTATCACAGCGGGTTTTCCTGCCTATCCTTATATTCAAGCCTCACTTGCAGGGGTGTTTAGCGCATTACAAATTAGAAAAATATTATCAACTAAAGCAGATGGAAAAGGAGCAACTCCAAGTCCTATAGTTAGCGGAGGAGGTGCGCCTCAAGTAGCACCTCCATTACCTCCTTCATTTAATACTGTTGGAACAAGTGGAACAAATCAATTAGCAGATGCTATAGGAGGACAAGCACCTGCAAGAGCATATGTAGTTTCTGGAGATATTACCACAGCACAAGGGTTAGAAAGGAACACAATAGAGGGCGCAACAATATAAATATAAAATCACAAATTAAATACGTTATATAACTATGAGGATAATAGAATTAATTTTAGATGAAGACGAAGAAGAAGCAGGAATAGAAGCAATTAGTATAGTAGAAAATCCTGCCATTGAGGAAGAATTTATTGCTTTAAATTCTCAAGAAATTAAACTTGCTGAAATCTCAAAAGATAAAAAATTATTAATGGGTGCTTTGCTTGTTCCTAACAAACCAATATATAGAAAGTCAGGAGAGGATGAGTATTATATATATTTCTCAAAAAATACTATATCCAAAGCATCTCAATTATATTTAAAAAATGGTAATCAAAACAATTCGACTTTAGAACATCAACATCAATTAAGTGGTTTAACACTTGTAGAATCGTGGATAGTAGAAGATAAAGAGAAAGACAAAAGTCGTTTATATAATTTAAATGTTCCTGTAGGAACTTGGATGGGCACTGTAAAAGTGAACAATGATGAAGTATGGAACGAATACGTTAAAACAAATAAAGTTAAGGGTTTCAGTATCGAAGGATATTTTGCTGATAAAATGGAATCTCCTAAAGAGTCGGTGGAAGAAAAAATGGAGACTGAAAATAATAAATTACTTAAATCGATAAAAGATATTTTAATCAATGATTAGAAGAATCCGAAAAAACAGAAGACCAGGGAGTGCAGGTTTTATAGCTGCACGAAGTTCTCAAAATGGAGGTCAAAGAGGATGCCTATGTCCTGATGCTTTAAACTATTCTCGTGCTTGTTGTGATGGTTCTTTATGGGCACAAGGGGTTGGAAGTGTTACAAGAATAAGTTGAAAATACAAAATTTTAAATTAATCACGTTATATATATAATTATGAAATCGACTGAAATGTTAAACAAAATTAAAACACTTCTAAACATCGAGGTAAAACTTGAAGAACAGAAGTTAGAAAATGGTACTGTTGTCGAAGCAGAGTCATTTGAAAAAGGAAAAGAAATTTTTATCAAATCAGATGATGAAAGGGTAGCCTTACCTGTTGGTGAGTATATTCTTGAAGATTCTCGTTTGTTAGTTGTAGAAGAAGAAGGATTAATCGCAGATGTTAGAGAAGTTTCTGACGAAGTTCCTGCAAAAGAAGACGAAGAAATTACTTCAGATTTAGAAGACAAAGAAGAGGATTACAAAGAGGATGGAGAGGAAGCAGAGGTTGGAGATTGGGCAGGAATGGAGAAAAGAATCCAAAACTTAGAAGACGCAATCGCAGACTTAAAAGGTGACAAAGAAAGTAAAATGGAAGAAGACCTTGAAGAAGAAGCTGAAGGAGTTTTAAAATCAAGAACAGTAAAAGAAGAATTTGCTGAAGTTGAAAAAGAAGAATTATCTCAGCCATCTTCAAATCCTATTAAACATAGTCCTGAATCTAAAAAACAAAGAAAAACAAAAGGTTTTTTATATTCTCAAAACAGAGTAGGAACTACAATGGATAGAGTTTTAGAAAGATTAAATAATAAATAATTAATAAATAAAAATTTTAAAAAATGGGTACGTATAAATATTTATCAAATGACGAAAGCTACAATCAAGTAGCACAATCCTACTACACAGCTACAGGAGATATTTCTGAAGCAGAGTTAGGGAACGACCACAATGTAGCAACAGATGCTTTAACTATTGGTTTACCTTTAATTACTTCAGGTAATTTAGGATGCACTGTTTTCTTTAGAAATACAGGTGCAGACGCTAACAATACAGTTGTAATGTCACCAAAAGCTGCTAACAAAATCATAGGTTCAATTACTTTATCTGGTTCAATAGTTAGTTCAGGTGGTGTGTTAGATAAAGATTTTATCAATACAAAAGCAACATCTATAAAAGGTGATTGGTGTTTACTAAGAGCTGTTTCATTAACTGAATGGTATATAATCGGAGCACAAGGAATTTGGGCATCAGAAGCATAATTAATAATAAATAAAAAATAAAAAAATGAGTAATTTAAAAAACGTACAGCTTGCCACTGCGGTGAATATCACCACTACATATGCAGGTGAATTTGCAGGTGAGTATATCGCGGCTGCACTTTTATCGGCAAGTACAATTAATGATGGTGGGGTAACAGTAAAAGCTAATATTAGTTATAAGGAAGTAATTAAGAAACTTGCAACAGGAAGTTTAGTGAGTCCTGCTACTTGTGACTTTGATCCAAATTCTTCAGTAACTTTAACTGAAAGAATTATTCAACCTACTGAACTACAAGTAAATTTACAACTTTGTAAAAAAGACTTTGTAAATGATTGGGAAAGCCAATCAATGGGATTCGGATTATCTCAGTCTTTACCCCCTAAGTTTAGTGACTTTTTAATTGCTCACGTAGCATCAGAGGTGGCTAATTCAACGGAATTAAATATATGGCAAGGTGATACTGCTGCCGCTTCAAACAATTCATTTGATGGATTTGAAAAAATTATTAGAACTTCTGCTGCTGCAGGAGATATTCCTGCAGGTCAAATAATCGCTGCTGCTGCTGTAACCGCGGCAAACGTAATTGTGGAATTACAAAAAGTGGTAGCTGCTATTCCAAATACATTATATGGAAAACCAGGATTAAGAATATATGTTCCAAGTTCAATAGCTAAATTTTATGTGCAAGCACTTGGTGGATTCTCAGTAGCTGCTACATCTAATGCAGGTGTTGATAATAAAGGAACACAATGGTGGAATAATGGTTCGTTAACTGTTGACGGTGTACAAATTTTTGTATGTCCCGGATTAGCTGACGATAAAATGTATGCTGCAGAAATTGAAAACTTATATTTCGGTTGTGGTTTATTAAATAACAACCAAGAAGTCAAGGTAATTGATATGGCTGACATAGATGGCAGTAACAATGTAAGAATGGTAATGCGTTTCACAAGTTCTGTCCAGTTTGGAATTGCATCTGATATTGTTGAATATCAATAGAATTAATTAATCAAAATTGGGGTAAGTGGGATTAAACTTACTTACCCTTTTTTATAAATAAAAAATATAAATTATGGCTTGTCTTTTAACAACAGGAAGAAGTATACCGTGTAAATCAGCCTTTGGTGGAATAAAAACAATTTATTTTGCTGACTTCGGTGGATTAACAGCAGTGGTAGTAGATGCAACTACAAAAGCAGTAACTTCTATAACAGGAACAGTAGCAGGATGGACTAAATGGTCAGTCAAAGGAAATTCTTCACTTGAAACAACTGTAACAAGTTCAAGAGAAAATGGAACTACTTTCTACACTCAAACTTTAAATGCAACTTTCACATATTTAGATGCTAAAACTCAAGCTGAATTACAGCTTGTAGCTACTGCTCGACCTTATGTAGCGGTAGAAGATTACTACGGTAATGTCTTTTTATGCGGATTTGAAAATGGAATGGAACTAACATCTGGAACTGTCGTTTCAGGTGCTGCCGCAGGTGATCTTTCAGGATTTACAATTGTAATGGAAGGAATGGAAGAATTAGCTCCATACTTTTTAACTGCTGCATCATTACTTACACCAATTGATGCGGATATTATTGATCCAACAGCATAACAATTAAATTAAATAAAATAAAAGCACTCTTAATAGGGTGCTTTTTTTTTACCTTCACGTTTGTACAAAATAAGTTATTTAATACGTTATATAGGTAATGATAGTTTTTACTACTGCTGCAACAGCACAAACGTTTAATATTATACCACGAACTTATGAGGCTGAGTTTAGTATGGCTATAACTGATGACAGTACTAACATTCCAGTATATTATGACATTACAACTGCAACAACTAATGTAAATTATCTTACATTTAATCAGATATTTAATCCTGTATTAGTTGAAGGACATTTCTATGATATTAGATTATATACTGATTATAATTATTGGAATACAAACTATCTACTATGGGAAAATGACACCAGTTTTTGGAATATAGACCGCACAACAGATGTAACTATTTTTAGAGAGAGAGTTTTTTGTACAGACCAAGATATTGACCAAATGGAAGACGAATATTATAATATGAATTTAGGAGTTTATGAAACATTTGACTCTGACAGTAATACATATAAGGTTTTTTAATTATGAGAAAAAATATAAAAAGAGATAATCAAGGTAAATTTTCTAAAAACAGGTCAGAATTTAGTTTTGTTAATTTGTCAACTTATACAAGTCCTGAAGTTGTTGAGGTTAAAAATAAAGATTGGGTAAAATATGGAATAGATAATAATTATTTTCAGTTTCTTATTGACCGTTACAATGGTTCACCTACCAACAATGCTTGTGTTAATGGTATTAGTCAACAAATCTATGGTAAAGGAATAAACGCTACAGATTCAAGCTCAAAACCAAATGAATATGCTCAAATGATAATTCTTTTAAAACCTGATATGGTTCAAAAGGTTTGTTATGATTTCTATCTAATGGGTCAAGCTGCGATTCAAGTAATTTATAATAAAGGAAGAACTAAGATTGCTCAGTGTGAGCACTTTCCTATTGAAACATTAAGAGCAGAAAAAGCAGATGAAGAAGGTAATATAAATGGTTACTATTATTATAATGATTGGACTGCTATAAAACCAAACGAAAAAGCATTACGTATTCCTGCTTACGGTACAAGCAAAGAAAATATTGAAATTTATTATATTAAACCTTATAAAGCAGGGTTTTATTATTACTCGCCTGTGTCGTATCAAGGGGGTTTACAGTACTGCGAACTTGAGGAGGAGATTAGCAACTACCACTTAAATAACATAATGAATGGTTTGGCACCCTCGATGTTAATCAACTTTAATAACGGAACTCCAAATCAAGAACAAAGAGAATTAATAGAACAACGTATCGCTCAGAAGTTCTCAGGAAGTTCAAACGCTGGGAAGTTCATTTTAGCGTTTAACGATAATAAAGAAAGTCAAGCAGAAATTACTCCTGTTCAATTAAGTGATGCACATTCTCAATATCAATTTCTAAGTGATGAGTCAACAAGAAAAATTCTTGTTTCTCATAGAGTAGTATCTCCTATGTTACTTGGAATAAAAGATAATTCAGGACTTGGAAACAATGCTGAGGAGATTAAGACAGCATCCTTGTTAATGGATAATACTGTTATAAGACCTTTTCAGGAGCTTTTACTTAATTGCTTTGATAAACTACTCGCTTACAACGATATTGCTTTAAACCTATACTTTATCACGTTACAGCCGTTAGAATTTACTGATGTTGACCCGACTATTCAAGATGATGAAGATATTGAAGAAGAAACAGGAGTTGAAATGGAAAAATTATGTTCTGACTCAGACTCAAAAGAAGACGTAGCACAAGAATTAATCAATCTTGGAGAAGATATAGATTTAGACACTTGGGAAGTTATTGATGAGGTAGATGTTGACTATGAAAATGAAGACAAGTACGATGCTATTATAGATGTATTAAATGAAGAAAATAATAAACAAGCATCAGTACTTAGTAAAATTATAAACTTAGTTAGTACAGGTAGAGCCTATCCAAATGCAAGAAGTATTCAAGATGAAAAAATAAAAGAAAATTATTTTAAAGTAAGATATTATTATTTTCCTAAAAACAATGCAGGTGGAGTAACAAAAAGTCCAAGAGCATTTTGTGTTGCTATGGTAAAAGCAAATAAATTATATAGAAAAGAGGATATTGTAAGAATGGATAACAGAGTAGTAAATGAAACGTATTTTTCTAAAAAACAAGGTAAAGAAATTGGATGGGGTCCAGAGGGAGCATTAACTTATTCTATTTGGAAATTTAAAGGAGGAGGCAATTGTCATCATTCTTGGAGGAGAGTAACGTTTAAAAGTAAAGATGCTAATATAAATGTTAAAACATCAAAAGATATTATTGGTACAAGAGCAGCAGAAATTGATGGATATAAAATAAGAAATGATTGGCAAGTTTCTATTCAACCACGATTATTACCAAACAAAGGCTTTTTGCCTGGAAACCCACAAGGAAAATAAGAGATATGGCAACACCACTTTTTATAAATAGAACCGATTTAGTCCGCAATAGTATTATTGACGGTAATGTAGATACAAATAAGTTTATTTTTTTCATAAAAATTGCTCAGACTATACATATTCAAAACTTTTTAGGTACTGAATTGTATCAGGAATTTGAAGGAATGATTACAGCAGGAACATTAACAGTAGGTGCAAATCCAAATCATTATACATTAATGACCGATTATATTCAACCTATGCTTATTTGGTATGCACAAACAGATTACATTCCTTGGGCAGCTTTTCAAATAAAGAACGGAGGTGTTTTTAAGCACACTTCAGAGAACAGCGAAAGTGCTTCAAAAGAAGAATTAGATTATTTAATTGCAAAGGCAAGAGAGTACGCAGAATGGTATACAAGAAGATTTATAGATTATATGAATTTTAATCAAACATTATTCCCTAAATATTATTCTAATAGTAATGACGATATTGACCCAAGTCAAGATGCAATTTTTAATGGATGGGTATTATGAGATATAAACCAAAACAAAAAAACGTAATAAAATTATTAATGTTTTTAAAAAAACAAAAGAGAAAAAAATAAATTATGGCAACTTTATACAATACTAAAATTTCAGCTACTTATTCTGGTCTTGTGAAGACAATAGACAGTGCTGCTATAACTGCAGCCCTTAAAGAATTAACTGATGGTACTGGTTTACAAACTGGTTTATATATTAATACAGCGGGAGATTTTAAAGTTACTTCTATTTTAGAGTGGGGTTCTTTAAAGGACACAGGCACAGGAGTGACTATCACCCAATTTGTAACAGCAGCAGATGGTATTGGAAGTTTTAATAACGATACTACAGTGCCAACAAGTGCAGCAGTAAAAACGTATGTAGATGCAGTTGTAACAGCATCAGATTTAGATTTCTTAGGAGATTCAAATGTTGGAACACCTGCTGTTGATTTAGATTCTCAAAACTTTAGTATTTTAGGAACAGCAAACGAAATTGAAACAAGTGGAAACGCTCAAACCTTAACAATAGGATTACCAAATGATGTTACCATAGCTGATGACTTGACTGTTACAGATGTTTTAACTGTTAATGGTACTGTATTATCAAATATTATAGAGGGTGGCTTACAAATCAACAATTCAGGTGGTAGCCATACGGTAAGAATCAAAGATGCAAGTGGAGGAAACTTATTTAACACAGACCCAACAAATTCAAGAATAGCAATTAATAAACTTACTCCTTCAACTACCTTAGATGTTAATGGAACAGTTACAGCTACAACTTATATAGGAGATTTAAATGGAACAATAAATACAGCGACTACAGCAACAACTCAAACAGCAAGTGATAACTCAACTAAGGTAGCAACAACCGCTTATGTAGATACGCTTGATGCAGCTTCAGACCTTGACACAGCAGGAGATAGTGGTACGGGAGATATAAACCTTAACACTCAATCTTTAGCAGTTACAGGAACTACTAATCAAATCGTTACAGTAGCAGCAAATCAAGGAATTAGTTTAGCTTTTCCAAGCACTATAGTAATTCCTAATGGTTCAACTGCTACTACTCAAAGTGCCAGTGACAATAGTACAAAAGTTGCGACAACAGCATATGTAGATGTTTTAGATTCAGCATCAGATTTAGATATTACTGATGGAGTAGTAACTGGAGATGTTAATTTAAACACTCAAAGTTTAAGTATTCTTGGTACTACTAATCAAGTTACATCAACGGTATTAAATCAATCAGTAACATTAAGTTTACCTAGTTCTATAAATGTAAACTCAGCTTCAGCAACAATATTAGAAACAGCAAGAGATATTTCTTTAACTGGTCAAGCAACTGCAACAATATCAAGTTTTGATGGAAGTGTAAATGTAAGTGGTGCAGTAACTTTAGATAATAACTCAGTAACTGGAAAAGTATTAACAGGATTACCAACACCTGCAGCAGCAACAGTATTACCTGCAGATTCTATTTTAGATGGTATTGGAAAACTTCAATCACAAATAAATGGTTTAGCAGGTGGATTAAGATTTATAGGTTCTTGGAATGCTACTGCAAACTCTCCATCCTTAAGTTCTGGTGGAGGTGAAGCAACAAGCGGAACGACAACAGGAACGACTGCAAATAAATTAGTAGATAGTGCTGCAAACTTTAGTGTAACAGTAACAGTAGGTGACCAAGTAGTTAATCAAGTAGATGGACAAACTGCTTTAGTAACAAATGTAGACAGCTCTACAATACTTTCGTTAGATGCTGATATTATAGTTTCAGGTGAGGCATATACAATAGATAATACTCCATTTTTAACACAAGGACATTATTATGTTGTTAGTGTAGGTGGAACAACAAGTTTAAATGGAATTGCTAACTGGTCAGTAGGAGATTGGGTAATTGCAGGAGCGAATAATGAGTGGACACAACTTGACCATACAGATGTTGAAGGAGTTGGAACAGTTGGAAACATTCCTAAATGGTCAGCTACTGGAACTATTGCTGATTCTATTATGGCAGAATCTGGTACAGAAATAACAGTTTCAGGAATTTTAAGCACCACAACAAATTTAAACTCAGGAAGTAATTTTGCAGTAGCTACTAATAAATTCACAGCTAACGCAACAACAGGAAACGTAGCTTTTGAAGGTGATTTAGCTATCAATACAAATAAGTTTACAGTAAATGCTACAAGTGGAGCAACAGCAGCAGCAGGAACAATAACTGCACCTACTTTTTCAGGAGATTTAAATGGTACAATAAACACTTTAACTACTGCCGTAACTCAAGCAGCAAGTAATAATTCTACTCTTGTAGCAACGACTGCTTATGTAGATACTGCAGCAGGTTTATATTTACCACTTGCAGGGGGTACAATGACAGGAGCAATTGATAGCACTGGGGATTTAGTTTTAAAATCTGATAGTATTACAGCATTAACTTTATGGGATAGTGGAGGACAAGGACTTGGAAAATTTCATAATAATTTAACTGTTTTAGGAACGGTAGGAATAGGGATGACTGCTGGAACAGTATCTGCTGAAATTAAAGGACGTGCTTCAGATGGAAAATCTTTAAGATTATGGGATAATGCAGGAACAGACATATTAGATTTATATAACAATGGAACAAATGCTTATATTAATACAACTCATAGTGGAGGAGCAGGAAATCCATTAATTATACAAACTAATTCTGTTACTGCTTTAACAATAGACACTGCACAAAACGCAACTTTTGCAGGAGATGTAAGTTTAGGAGATGCTAAAAAATTAAAATTTGGTGCAGCACCTGATTTTGAAATTTACCATAATAATACAACAAATGTAAATCACATTACATCTTTATTAGATAGACAATTAGCAATAAGTAGTAATACTATTAATTTAACTAATCAAGCAAGTACTACAACTTATTTACAATTAGCTGCTGCAGGAGCAACTTTTGCAGGAAATGTAGATGTATATCAGGCAACAGATTCACAGTTACAAATAGAATCCTTAAATGAAGATGCTACTTTAATTATTAATAGTGGAGCAGATGGTGTTGGTGGTGCAAATAGAGAAGAAGGGTTTATTAAGTTTTATCAAGATAATGCTGAACATTTTACTTTAGGTAAAAGAAATAATGGTCAATTTGTTTTATTAGATAATGTAGCAGGACAAGATGTTATTACCTTTCAAGATAATGGGGGTATTTTATTAACACCTTCAAATAATCTTACTCAAATTACAGGTTCAGTAGGAATTGGAGCAGCACCATTACAAGGGAAATTGGATATATTAGATGCTGGTGCTTATTCCGCTCATACAGGACACGGAGTAGCAATAAATTCAAACGCAAGTAATGCTTATACATCTATGTATATGGGTGCGGATGATAGTGTTGATGCTGCTTATATACAATCAGCAGGAAGAAATACATCTTTTACTACTAAAAAATTATTATTAAATCCAAATGGTGGAAATGTCGGGATCGGAAATACCACTGCTTACAGTAGACTTGACGTAACGGCTCCAGCAACTAAGACAAATCTTGGTGTACCATCTAATCAAACAATAACTTTATCAGGAGGTGGAGGTCTGAATGAATATAATCAAATTGGATTTGGTTATACAGCTGGAGATTTTTCCCCTGCTGTAATAGGGTTTCTTACTACTAGTGGTCTTGTTAGTACAAAAGGTGCATTGATTTTCGCACTAAGAGATAGTACTACTGCTATTGCCCCAACAGAAAGAATGCGTATTACAAGTGGGGGGGATGTTAATATTGTAAAAGAGGTAACAGCTGCAAGTTTTATATCAGGCAAAGGTAGTAATTCAATTACAGCAAGTGGTACTGCTGATATAATAAATATGAGTGGCACAAATGGGATATATACTGTTGCTGTAGTAGTAACAGGGGGTTCAAGTATTTATATCGCAAATGCTGTGTTTATTTCACACGCAGCAAATAGCGAATATATTAAAGCTCAAGATATATATGATGGTTCAAATGTAACATTATCTGTAAGTGGCACTAATATAAGAATAACAAATGATGGCTTTGGAACATTAACTTGGTTATGGTCATATAAATTTCAAGCATTTAATTAAATAAAATGTCAAAAATTAGTAAAGAAGAATTAAAAAATTTACAAGAACTAAAAGCTAAAGTAGAAATGTTAGAAAAGAATTGTAATTGTAAAAATTAGTATATTTGAATTTAATCATAAATTAATAAAAATGTCAAAAATTAGTAAAGAAGAATTAAAAAATTTACAAGAACTAAAAGCTAAAGTAGAAATGTTAGAAAAGAATTGTAATTGTAAAAATTAGTATATTTGAATTTAATCATAAATTAATAAAAATGTCAAAAATTAAAAAAGAAGAATTAAAAAACTTACAAGAACAAACAGGAAAATTAAATGCTATTAAGCACGACCTTGGTTTATTACAAACTCAAACACATAGTTTAAATCATATGTATGTTGAATTAATGGTAGAACAAGATAAATCTAAAAAAGAACTTGAAGAATCTTATGGTAAGATTAACATTGATTTAAAAGATGGTTCTTACAAAGAAATAAAAGAAGAAAAGAAATCAGATTGGGGAAACGTAATTGATATAGAATAATAAGTATGAAAAAAATTAGCGACCACATAAGCTTTAAAGAAGCAACGTATAGTAAAACAGCTCAGCAATTAGGTTTAGATAATAAACCAAAAGCTGAACATTTAGAAAATATGGAATTGTTAAGTGAAAAAGTATTTGAACCTCTTAGAAAATGGGTAGGAGGTCCAATACAAGTTAATAGCTTTTATCGTTCTAAGGAATTGAACTCAAGAATTAGCGGAGCATTAAGCTCTGCCCATCTTTCTGGTCAAGCAATAGATATTACTACTATGGGCAAAAAAACAAACCTTGAAATGTTTCATTATATAATTGAAAATTTAGATTTTGACCAAGTAATTTCTGAATATCCAGTTGATGGTGAACCACGATGGATTCACGTTTCCTATAAAAGTAAAAAAGATAATAGAAAACAAGCGTTAGAGATTAAAAGAAAAGGAAGATATTTTACTTATAATATATGAAATGGGAATTTGCTTTAATGGATAGGTCGTTAGTTGGTTTAATGATTGGTTTTAGTTATTTTCCAAAAGAAGATGAAAACGATTATACTGAGTTCAATATATTTGTATTATTAATAGTGTTACATTTTAAATTTTATTAAATGCCTATACCTAAAAAAAAACCTAATGAAAAACAATCTGATTTTATGATTAGATGTGTGCCTGAGTTAATGAAGTATCATCCAAAGAGTGAAGCAATAGCTATTTGTTATGATTCATATAAAAAAAAGAAATAAATATTGATTAAAATAATAAATATAAAAAATGAATTTTACAGATTTAAAGATATATGTTTTTAATACTACTGCTCTAACATTATCAATAACAAATATAGAAATGGGATTAAAAATTATTCTTCTACTCTGTACTATTATATATACATTACAAAGAATCATTAAAAATAATGAAGAAAAAAAGAAGTGAATCATACATATTAGGTATAATATTACTTTTATTAATAGGGTGTGGCACTTATACAAAACAACCAGTAGCTTCTCACGTTTTAGCCGTAACGCTTCAGGGTGATACTATTTTAGTAGCTATTGATAAAATACGACCTAATCAATATCAATTTTATTTGTATAGTCAACCTTATTATCGACCATATTATTATAATAGATATGATTACCAATGGAGGTATAACGACAATAGAGGAGTTTCAGCAGGAACTACATCATCTGGAAATAATACTCCAGTAAAAGCTAAAGTAACTCCAGACATTACAGTACGTCCAAGCTCACAAGTGTTAAAAAAATAATTATGGGAAAAATATTAGCTAAACTATTTGGTTCCGTAGGTTCTAATATAGCAGAAAATTTAAGTAATATCATTGATAAACATACATTTTCAAAAGCAGAAAAAGCACAAGTTGAAAAAGAATTAAACGAAATGTTTATTAAAGCAGAAGCAAGTATTCAAGAGAGTGTAACGGAAAGATGGAAAACTGATATGAATAGCGATTCTTATTTGTCTAAGAATGTACGTCCTATTGTATTGATTTTTTTAGTTATATCTACAGTTTTAATGGTTTTTATTGATGCAGGAGCTATTAATTTTAATGTTGATAATGAATGGAAAGAACTTTTAAAATTGCTTTTAATGACTACGGTTGCTGCTTATTTTGGAGGTCGTAGCTATGAAAAGATGAAAAGATAAAATATTTTTTATATATTTATAGAAACTTGCAAAACCTAATAAAGATGGACGTTGCTTGGATCAGGTAATTTAGAAATTTGTTTTTCTTAGGGGGTGTTTTTGTTTCTTTTTCTTTTTACTCTTTTTCTTTTTGTTTGTTTTAGTTATAAATTATTATATTTAAAATAAAAATTATGTTAAATTATATTATTGAAAAAATATTAAACTATAAAACATATTCTATTAGAAGAAAAATTAATACTCTTTTAGAAATGGATGCTGAGATATACTGTAATCTCGGCTCTGACAGCTCTAAGGCTGAAAGAGCCGAAGCTAAGAAACAAAGTAGGTCTATTTATAGAGCTATTAGAAAACTCGATAAAAATACAGGAGATAGGTTCTTATATCATATGGATAAGTGAAAAAAAAATCCAGAAAAAGTATAGTTAAAAGACTTGATATAGTCTTCTCTTTATATATAAGACTTAGATATTCATCTAATGAAATAGCAGAATGTTTCACTTGTGGTAAACAAAGTCACTTTAAAAGAGGAATGCAGTGTGGTCATTTTATGTCACGCAAACATTATGCAACAAGATGGGATGCTACTAATTGTCAAGTCCAGTGCTATGCCTGTAATGTAATGAGATTTGGTGAACAATATAAATTTGGTTTAAAACTTGAAGATTTATTTGGAAAAGGAATAGCTGAAGAATTACTTATAAAATCAAGAACAACAGTAAAGTATTCTAATGACGATTTAGAAGCTATGATATTATATTATAATAATTTGGTTAATCAATTATAATTATTATCTTTGAAAGTCTTGTTTCATTTGTCTTTGGTAAAAGGGGGTTAATTAATTTTAACCCTTTTTTTATTTATAATCAATATAAATAAGGAATTAATTAGGTAGTTATATATATTTTTTATATATTTATAAAATAATTAAAAGGATAGTTAAATGACAAAAGACAGAACAATAAGTTATAAAGAACATTATGTACTTGTAGATTATTATCAAAAAAAAATTCAAGAATTAGAAGCTAAATTAGAAGTTGAACAAATGAACTCAAATAAATATAACGAAATATGAAAGACAATATCTATAATAAACTCTTTACCTTACAAAACGAATTAGGAGCAATAAGTAAAGACGCTACAAACCCCTTTTATAAATCAAAATACTTTGATATTAATTCTTTAATAGGTCAACTTAAACCATTATTACAAAAACATAACTTGGTTTTATTACAACCAATTAATAACAACCAAGTACGATCTGTGATTTATGATTTAGATGGAGGTTCAGTAGAATCATCCATTGAATTACCAACAAATTTAGATGCTCAAAAATTAGGAAGTGCTATTACTTATTTTAGAAGATACACCTTAACATCCTTATTAGCATTACAAGCTGTAGATGATGACGGAAATTTAGCAGCTCAAACAAATAAAATTCATAAACCTTTATTATTAGACAACAGTCCTGAGTTAAAAAACGCTATTAGTGGAATGTCTAAAGGAGCCACAGTAGATGATGTAAAAAAAATATATAGAGTAACCCCTTATATAGAAGAAAAATTATTAAATTATAAAATATGAATAAATTAGAAACTGCAATTTTATTAAGATTAACTAATCGAGATAAGAAATTACTACAAAAAAAAGCAAGAGAAAAAAGAATGACCTTAACAGGTTATATAAGAAATGAATTATTAAACACTTAAATATATAAACTATGGCAGCAATTATCAATGCACGTATTAACGTAGCAAACCTATCTAAAGAAAAACTCTTTAAAGGAAAAAAAGGAACTTATTACAATGTAACCATCTCAATTAATGATGAAACACGCTTTGGAAATAACGTATCAATTTTCGATTCTCAAACTAAAGAAGAAAGAGAATCAGAAGATAAAAGAAATTACACAGGAAATGGTAGTGTGATTTGGACTAATGGTAAAATTGAAGTAGCTGAATCTCAAAACGTAACAGAAAAAGTTACTGAGGCTTCTACTGACTTACCTTTTTAATTAAAATTTTTTAGATTATTTTAAAAGGGGATTTAATTATCCCCTTTTTTTATTATGAAACCTTTAACTAAAAAACAAATACAGTACAATAAAAAAACACTAAGACAATATTATATATATGCAAAAAAACATAATTTTATAAAAAAAAATAAATAGTATTTTTTATATTTAGAGGATGACAAACAGAATGAGCGAAGACCAGACTATTCAATATCTTATAATGCAATCGATTGAAGAAGATTGTAAAATAAATCCTAAAGAATCCATCGACTATCCCCCTGTTGCTTTATCATTTGGAGAAAAATTAATAAAAACATCTGCAGGAGATTCACTGTTACCAATTGGTATTGGCACTTATGGAAATTTCAGTGTAATAAGTGGCTCCCCAAAAACTAAAAAAACTTTCTTAATTTCATTATTAGCATCTGTCTTTTTAGGTGGTAAAAATAATTTTGGAGGAGATTTAAAAGGTCATAGAAACGAAAAAGATGTAATTCATATAGATACTGAACAAGGGAAATGGCACTGCCAAAAAGTATTTAAAAGAGTTTTAGATATGAACGTTATTGATTATTCAGAATTTTATTATACATTTGGATTACGGACAATAGGATTCAAACAAAGAATCCAATTCATAGAATATTGTTTAGAACATAAATCAAAAGATACAGGACTGTTGATAATTGATGGGATTTCTGACCTTGTTAGTGATGTCAACAATATAGAGGAATCGAATGCTTGTGTGCAAAAATTAATGGAATGGAGTGCAAAATATAATTGTCACATTCTTTGCGTAATTCATACAAACTATGGCTCAGAAAAATTAACTGGTCATCTTGGAAGTGCACTAATGAAAAAATGTGAGACCGAAATATATTTAGAACAAAGCGAAGACATAAAAGAATGGATAACAGTTAAATGTAAAAGAAGCAGAGGTTATTCATTTGAAACATTTAGTTTTAAGGTAAACGAAATTGGACTGCCTGAAATTATTGGATCGTTATTTGATCCTATAAAGAACTAAATTTATGATGCTTAATGAAAAATACCGTAAAGTCCAACAATACTTTATTAATAGAAATATATAAAAAACATCCTATTTGGATTGAAATAGTACAATCATTTGGAGTTAATAAAGACACTTCAGAGGATATAGTAATGGAAATGTATATTAAAATTAAACGCAAATTAGATGAAGGATTGGATATTAATTTTGGTGATGATGATTATAATTATTTTTATATTTTTAAAACTTTAAAGTCTATGTTTTTAGATTTAAAAAGAAAAGAAAAAAAAATAAACGTTATATCAATAGATGAACCTGTGGTTATCAAAGATTTTCATAAACATTTTGATTCATACGATAATGTTAATTTTGAATCTCAATATGTATTAATTAAAAAAGAACTCAGTAAAATGTATTGGTACGATAGAAAAGTATTTGATATTATTGATAAAGGAACTTCAGTTGCTTCTCTTGCAAGAAGAACTAAAATACCTTATCATTCTTTATATAATACTTATCGTAGAGTTATGGAAATATTAAAGAAAAAATTATGATAGAAAAATTATTAAGCAGAGTAGGAATTGAAGTTTGGAAAGATTTACCAGGATACGAAGGACATTATCGAGTTAGTAATTTAGGCAATGTTAAAATTTTAAAAAGGAATATAATTTCAAAATCCAAAACAAAGATAAGACTCAATTTAAATTTAAAATATAAAAATTTTAAAATATCTCAATTAATAGCAATGGCTTTTTTAAATCATACCCCTTGTGGTCATATATTAGTTGTTGACCACATTGATAATGATAACACAAATAATAATTTATATAATCTTCAAGTAATTTCACACAGGAAAAACTTATCAAAAGACAAAAAAGGAAAATCAAAATATACAGGAGTTTCATCTAATTATAAGAAGTGGAGAACCCAGATATGTATTAATGGAAAAAATAAACATATAGGAACTTATAAAACTGAAACAGAAGCCTCACAAGCATATCAAAATGAATTAAAAAAGATATTATGAAATTAGGAGATTTAATTTATTACTTTACATACTATACAGGAATTAAATATATTTGGAAAAAGATTAATCCTAATTGCAATTGCGATAAACGTAGAAAGGATTGGAATAAAATAAAAATTAAAAGATGGTAAAATTTAATAACTATGATTATAAACTCTGGAAAGCTTTTAGAATTTCAAAATCAGACACGCTCAGCTCCATTGAATTTAGAATGGTATGTCTCCTCCACTCACAATATTATCAACATAAATACGAAAAACCTTGTACGTGTAATCCCAAAAAAATAAATAAATGGATAAAAGATTTAAATATTATTTGGGATAATGGCAATAAGTAAAATTTATAAACTTGAGAAAGCATTAATTAACTTTTTAAATTTTGATGGATGGGAACTTGAATGGACTGGTGAGGGGTATACTCATTATGATGCTAAAGGCAAAACCCCTAAAGGTTTTGACTGCGTTATTGAAATGAAATTTAGAACTAAATATTATGAAAAGAAAA